GGTGCTTCAGAACCTGTCTCTTCTTCTGTTATTGTGATGCTTTCTGCCATTCTTAGAAGTCTTCCCTTTTAATTGGGTGTGGATTTCCTTTGATAATGGAAGGTGTTGCCAGTGGTTTCTTTACAGGCTCTTCTGAAGGTTTACTATCCTTCGCCGCCTTGCTGTCTTTGGCTTTCAACATATGAATTTCCTAATGCTTTAACTCCCTCTTGAATTGCGTTCGGCGAAGCTTGCATTGCCATTTGTTGCATCTGCGCTTGCTGTTGCTCTTGGGAGATTTGTTCTTGTGTTTTAATAAGACCGTCTGTCTCGATGCCTAATGCTGTTGCACGGCGTTTGATATAGTCCTGTAAGTTTACATATTGCTGTAATACTTCAGCCCCTAATGCTTGAGACATTCCTTGTATAAATAAATCTAATTTGCGTAGGTCATGCCCACGTCCCAGTGCTTCCATACCAGTTACAATCGAAGGTTTTACAACTTCTTCTGGTAACTTAGGTAGCTTCTTAGATTTTGTTAGTACGTCGATCTTACGGTTAATGTAAGGTAACTGAAATTCTTGAGATAAAATTGAGTAAATACCTGATAGGGTATCCTCTAGTTCACCTGCAAGATATCGTATTTCTTCCGCTGTTACACGTTCAGCGTTTCGAGACACAGATGATTGTAACATGAACTGTTGTGATAGGCGTTCTTCAATACCCTGCATTGACTGATATGCCACGCGGAAGTCGTTGAATTTATCCATCTGTAAAACAGACACATCGTTCTTATTACCTTCAATGATTGCTGTATTCTCTGCTTGAGCGATTGTTCTCATTCTGGTTGTACCGTTTGGATTAACCATGAATAAGACTTTAGCCGCCGCCGCCGCGCCCTCAACGATTGCTTGTGATAAAGCTTCAAGAGACCGTAAGTCACCTAGAAGTTCTTCAACAAACCCTCGACCATAATCCTCACCGTCAATACGGGAGAACCTTAATGGTAGGAATGGTACGCTATCTTTTTTATATTTACCTTTAGAGCCAGTAACTAATGTACCCTTGCACTCTTGGTAAACAGTATAGAAATCATTCTTACGCTCTATGTGAGTGTAGATTTCTACAGTCTTTTCGTCACCTTCGAGCTTTCCTGTTATGTTAGCCGCTGTCGCTTTGTCCAGAGCGTTAGGTGAAACGTGTTCAACCGTTACTATCTCTAACACTTCGCCGTTAGGGGCGCGTGATACAACATAACTATCTAAATGGATTACTCTTGTTTTATTTTGACCGACTTGTAACAGTACGTTACCGCCGACAATTAAGTGTTTTAACGCTTCATGTACCGCTACTCGATCACCTGACGTTTCAATCTCAGACATTACTGCCCGTTCATATTCACCTAACTGTTGCTCCATTGCAGTCCTAGCCGCATCATCTTGAACCATATCTTTTAAAGAATACGGTTCGACCATGAGGCGAAAGAATGGTGAGTTAGGTGGCATTAGGGCTAGTGAAAGTTTCGAAGCTAAGTTATTCACACCTCTCGCACCGATGCCTTGGAATGGAGTGTATATGTCACTCGTTTCATTATGGCTATCTTGTGGGATTAATGATGGAATAGTTAGTTCAGAACAATCTCTAGCTCTATCTAAATAAGATTGACGTGTTTGTTCGAGTTGGCGATACCGCGATTCTGCAGTACCTATACTCATATTTTACGTTCTCACTTTGTTATTTGTAACCCAGTGTCTTTACCCAAGTTTGTTAGGGTAGGGTCTAGGTCTACTTTTAACTGAGATGTACCAGCGGCCATATCAGCTACTGCGCCTTTCTCATCGGCAAGTCCACTCTCAGATGAAGATGGGTCGTACATATTTGTTTGTACTGGGTTAACCGCTGGTGGTGCGGCAGGTGGTGGGGCTGGTGGTGCTGGTTCTGATTTACTGCCTCCAAAGCACATAGTCTATTCTCCTAAATTTGAAGCTAATTGTTCTTCATGAATTGTTGTTAAAAAGTCTACGACTGAACGCTGTCCACCACGCCATTTTAATTCGTCTAATGTCTCACCAGCTTTGGGAGATAAATTAGGAAAACGTGTGTTAAGTTCTGCTAGTAGTTCTTTAGATATATAAGGAAACATTGTTTGTTTAATCCTCTAAAGTGCAACCTAATTAAAGGCGCGTGTCCATGCGGCACATATACCTGACCTCACAACATCGTCGTGGGTGAAGTTACAATGGGCGGCAGGGATGTTATGTTTATGCAATAAATCTATAGCAATCTTTAGACCTGAGTTACCACTTAGGTCATGCTGAGATATATCACCGTTAATTATTACCTTGGTGTTTTCTCCTATTCTGGTGAGAAACATCTTCATTTCGTGAGGTGTTAAATTCTGTCCTTCATCTAATATTACAAATGCATCATTAAATGAACGTCCTCTCATAACCTCGAAAGGAACTATTTCGATATCATTACGCTTACGAGCTATCTCATATTTACCCTTACCTAGTCTTTCAGTTAGAACTTCAGTAATCGGATAGACCCAAGGTGCAATCTTCTCTTCAATAGTACCTGCAAAGAAACCTAAAGATTTACCTGCAGGGATGTTAGGGCGAGTTAATATAATCTTTTTAACTCTATGTTTACTATACATATCAGCGGCAATAGCCGCCGCTATATAAGTCTTACCAGTACCTGCAACGCCAGTAACAAATACTTGAGAGTATCGATGGATACACTCCATATAGTTCTCTTGGGCAGGGTTCATTGGGAGTAGAGGGCGGACGCGAGGATTAACCACGCGCCCTTGCTCTTCTACCTTACGTTTGTAGGCAGATTTTTTAGCCATATTTATTCCTTATCGGATTGGGCAAGCACCTGTTGCACATTCATCATCAGTTAATTCATCAAACGAGTTTGCGTTTTCAATATCTACGGGTGCTAGTTTTGATACATATTCATCGTATACTTCTTTAGATACGACATCTTGAGGTAGGTAGGCATAGCCTAAGTCTTCAGCAGTTTTAGTTGGGTCGTTCCTGTAGATGAATGATACACCCACATAGCTGTCCCAGTTATTCATAATCCAATCAATCATACTTGGGATTTCATCAGGAGAATAACTAATAGTTACTGAACAATTATGGTCTACATAATTATCCATCATTAGTTTGTATCTATCTAATTGCTGTACTGCAGTTTCGAGATTTACAAACTTACCATCAACTTCATCAAACCTAACATCGTCATATGATACAGGGAATGTAATCAATACGCTGTCGGGTTCGAATGGTTTCTCAATTACCTTGTATCCAGCATTAGTCATGATGGGTACGATAGGGTCATGTTTAGAGAAAGTTACGTTATTAAACAGATACTTACCTAATGGTCGGTGGACTCCTTCCGTGGTCGAAAAAATCTTTGACAACGTGCCACTTGGTTTTATGGTCGATACAAGTTTAGCTCTAGGTAGTCCTAGTTCATCTGCAATGCTGTTAGCTCCTAGTCTTGCTTGAGCCTGTAGTGTCTTGAGCATACTCTCGACATTCATGTACATATATTCTTGATGGTCTAACCATTTAACAATACCTGTAGCACCAACACCACATAGACGTAGGAATTCATTAAGCTCATGCCATGAACGCTGTAAGATACCGTCATCTAAATTCACACAAGTCTGCCGATAGTTTGCTCTAGCTGACATATAAACAGCACGTTTCAAACCTTCGAAGTCATCAAGGAATTTACCCCAATCAATCTCGACTAGGTTACAAAAACTCTTATTACCTAAGAGTATCTCCGCGCATGGGTTAACTCCTTTAAAATGTGGAGCGCGTTTGAGTGCGGCTTCAGCATTAATGAATGCAGGTTCTGAACCACCAGCATCAACCATACGGTCAAAGATATATGCTATCTCCCACTTGGTAGGCTTCTTAAAGAATAACAATGAGTTGTTAGATTGTTGTCTATGTGCATTGTCATGTAACCAGAAATCTTTCTTAGCTGATATAAACTCATCAACTTCGATATCATCTACAGGCATCACTGCGATTTCTGCAGAACGTCTTGAAGACAATGTAGTTCCCATATGGTTAAGCAAGTCTAAGATATCCATACGTGTTAGTAATTGACCAGCACGTTTGTTCATCATGTTACATATCTTTTCTAGTGCTATGTGTAATGTATCATCACCAGAACTAATCCAGCCATAACCTTTTAGCCTAGTACCTGCAGGTCTGATTTCAGTGTAATCTAATATCAACCTATCGATAGGGTCTTTCAGTGCCATGATTTTACCTAGAGCTTTAGCCCAAGCCCTCGCACTATCACCGATAGTTATCTTATAGATACGATAGCCTTCTTCAGTAACCCGTAGTTCTGTTTTGTTATCTTCAGCACCACGGTCTGTCCTTGTTGAACGAAACGTTTCTACCTCGATGTTTTTTGCAAAGCCATTGAGTGTACCAACGATAGGTTCAAAGCCAACACCACAGCCTTGTAGTAGTAACCAGAACGCATCCACTACATCGTGGACTGTTTCTATTCTACCAAAGCTACAGTTAAATTGAGATGCTTCATGCTTCTTAGCTACATCAGTCCCACCGAGCCATAAGGTACGGCCTGATGTTGTAGCTTTCCTAGACATCATTAGTTCTCTGAATTCATTAAGCTCACCAGTTTCACCTTGGTTAAGCTTCTCACCTTTACTGCGTTCCCATAACCATTCTTGGTGTCCGATTACACGGTCAACTGTTTGCTCCCATGTTTCAAACACTGTACCTTCATCGTTGAGGGGTCTGTTATATGTACGTCTTGTTACAACGTCAGCTCTTATATCTTTCATCTGTTATCACCATTTCCTTTTAGCACCCCTCGCTCTTGGCGGTCTGCTAACTTGCTCAAATTTTTTTCGGCTAATACTTGTAGGGACGTATTGTGTACCCGTGCCAATTCACTGACAAACCAGAGTACATCCCCTAGTTCGTCTAAGACTTCAGCCCTTGGGTACACGCCATCCTTGCGGTAATACTTAGCGACCTTACCGTTCAGCTCACCAACCTCAGATGATAAGCCAAGTGTTAAATATTCTAGTGCGTGTTTAGTTGGGTACACGGCTGTCTTCTCAGCACCTTTTTGGTACTCATTAAGTGTTAATTCTTTTGTCATTATTTACTCACGTATTGTTTAAGTTCTGTGAAGCCACCAACATGAACGCCAGTGTCTGTGAATATTTGTGGGACGGTCTTGTAACCCGTCTTTAACAGCAGTGTTTTCAACCACGGTTCTGCTTCGAGATATGTAACCTCGAAGGGTATGTCTTCTCTTTCGAGTAGGTTAATAGCTTCTCTACAGAAGGTGCATGAGACGGTGGATATAACGTGGTACTTACCACTCATAGCTCACTCATACCTGTAAGGAGATTAAGCCGCATCTCAGCGTACCTAATCACCTTATATAAATCTGTAGCTTCGCTATCTTGTGGGGTCATACCATCATACTGTTTATGCCCAGCACGTACAGCATACTTAACAATGTTACCTACATGAAAAGGTAAGTCGTTACGCATTATGAATTCGATAGGTTCAATCTCATACTGAGTATAATGGGCAGGTTTGTTTACTAGGTCGGGGGTGTCCATAGGATTACCTTTCTTGTTTTAAAGTCGTAGTTGTCTGCACGGCAGATACGAGCGACACGCGCTTGTGTAAGTGCAACCGATTCATTGAGGTTTTGTTTTGCGTATGCTTTGACTACTGCGTCCCACATCTCAGATAAGGTTTCACAACCATCGAGAATTTTTTCTGCAGTTTTTATGCCACATCTAGGTAGACCTTTATAACCATCAACAGTATCACCTGTTAGTGTCTGAACCATATGAAAGTAGTCAGCTTCACGTAGTGATACTATGCGTATCCGTTCATCTTTAGCTGGGTTGTAGAGGTGACACGGTATTGTATTTAAGTCTTTATCTTCTGACACAACAATACAATCAGGTTCATTGGTTGCAGTAATACCTAATAGGTCATCTGCTTCCATAGTATCTACCATGATACCGTCCATCTCAGTCATGATATATTCACGTAGAGCTTTTAGTATCAGGGGTTTGCGTGTGTCTTTACGATTAGATTTATACTCAGGCAATACATCCTTACGCCAGTTGTCAGTATGGGTTAGATACATAACAACCTCACCTTCACCTAAATGATTAGTCACTTGGTGAATGTAGTTCTTTATATAATCTATACCCTCATGTTCATAAGCGTGTAGTGTCCACATACCATCGCCCCAATCAATAGGACGCTCAACACTTGAGGCCGCTTTGAATGCAACAATGTCTGCATCTATTAAATACTTCATTGTAACTTACCCCCATCGAATGCCATTAGATCAGCGTTAGTTTTTTCTTGGGGTGACATAACAGCTAAACAAATAAGTGCCGCGTCATGAACTATGTTCTTCATGGCTTCGTCTTCAACACTGTCGTGGGATGTAGCTAGTGCAACAATGCATTGTGACATTGATGTAAATACTACTAGGTCTTTATCATTGGTCATGAGTTAACGCCTTCCATGAAATTGGGTATAGAGCTTCCATTTGTTCACCGAGTAGTTCAGCAAAGTCTCTAGTTTCTTTTTGTGTGTCGGGTTTAATTCTAAGATTATAGACGCGAGACCAGAACAATAATGAACCTGTCCAGACCCACTCAGTGACTGCACCTTGTGGTAGGATTGCCCTTGCTTGTTCAGCACAAATTCCAACAGCTATCATCTTGTTATATGTAGCAATGGCATCGATGCAGATGTCGTGATAATCTTCTACGAATTCATCTGAACGTCTGTGTGGTTCTGAACTAGAACCTTGCTTCACATCGTCTGCGCCAGCTCTAAAGAACTCTGGCTTCCAGTAGATAGGATTAGATTTTATGTACCGTCTACTAACTTCATTCCATGTTCCACCGACTTGGTGTTTTGCAAGTTGTCTGCTAACGAAGATAGGAGCTGTACATCTGAATGTAGCTACTGGGTGTGAGAAGGGATGGTAATGGTTTTCCCTAGCTAGAAAGTTTATAAGTCTTTCGTTCTGGTGTTCACCGTATTGGTCGGCTTGTTTGTTAAACGATACACGGGCGGCATCTGTCACAAGGTTGTCACAACCCATATGGGTCATATAAGATACATCAATCATAGTAATCCTTAATGGTTAGTTTTAATGAAATTGGGGTCGTTGGTTGTGTGAACTTCACGGTGGCAATTAGCACATAGAAGAAAGCATTTATCTGCTTCAGCTAACAAAGCACTCATAGCCTTCTGCATATTATTCTGACTTACTCCAAATAGTTTTTGAGTATGGTCATAGTGGTGGAAGTCAAAGACATTCTCATGGAATGTATTGAAGCACCGTTCGCACTCGCCGCCCTTATAGGCGACAAGTAATCTCTTTCGTTCACGCACTTTCTCACGCACCTGTATTGAACGTGGATTGCTAGTGTGTGTCTGCCCAATTATTGCCGACTTTGTATTCGCCTGTGATTGGCACTCTGAAGTTGAAGTGTTCTCCAGCTTGTTGAAAAGATTTAACTGCTTGCTTTCCGACATGATCAGCTATCTCCTCTCTTGCTATAAGTTGAACTTCATCGTGGACGTGAGCGACCTGCGCCCAATCCTTGCCCCATGTGTAACCGTTACTGGTTAGATTTTCATAAAGGATTACTGTGGCTTGCTTCGCCAATAGGCTACCAGCTCCTTGCAAAAGCGTATTGAGCGATGCATGAGGGGAGCGAATAGGCAACTGTCTTTTATCCAAACCAACCAGATAACCTTTAGCTTTAGCCGCTGTAGTTACGGCATCTTTAAGTAGCTTGAGGGCAGGGGTTGATTTCATAAACTTGTTAATCAAACGCTTACCTTCTTTCTCACTACCACCAACTATAGAACCAATCTTTGCAGAACCTGCCCCATACAAAAATCCATATATAAATACCTTTGCGTTGCCGCGTGAAGGAAGGCCAGCCGATGCTTGATTTACGCTGTGTATATCACCGTTAATAACGATGTCACCGTAAGCACCATCATCATACTTAGCCATGTAATGAGCTAGGCATCTTAGTTCCAATCCCGACAAGTCTGCTCCCACAAGTTTGTAGCCAGATGGTGCATGGAATAAGGCTCTGCAATCTGTACCGTATGGAGCTGATACGCTAGGACACTGAGCAATGTTTGGTCGGTTGTGTGTACAGCGTCCCGTGCTTGCTCCATTAGTATTAACTTGTCCATGTATCTTTCCATTCACTTGTCTCTTCAGCCAGCCATTAGCACCTGTAGCTAACTGACCGATACGCTTGTTGATAAGGAGATACTCATTGAGTACGACTGCTTCATCGTAATCTAATTCTTTGAGTACGCTCTCATCGACTTGTGGTTTGCCTTGGGCTGTAAACTTCTCAGGCTTCCAACCTCGTAACACTTGCAATCTGTCTGCTATATGGTCACGGGATGCAGGGTTAAATACAATCGTCTTAACCTTGTAGGTCAGTTCACCTTTAACATAACCACGGGTCTTGTTGTTTACCTTTGGTACGAATGGTGTCTTGATTTCCCAAGGTGGAAAGACTTCTTGTAGTGTTGTCTCTAACTCTGCCTGTCGCATCTGTAGTTTCTGCAACAGTTTGTTAGCGGCTGATACATCAAAGTTAAAACCTTGTCGCTCTTGCTTACGAATGACGTGAGCGAAATCATGCTCAAGCTTTATACTTTGAGGGCTTGGGTTCTTAGACATAATAAACTTATAGAATGTCAGGTTAGCTTTAGTATCTTGGACGCAATAGGTCTGCATTTCTTCAGACCATTCAGCCCAGCCACCATCATACTCTATCTTATTATCACCTAACCTAAGACCCCACGCTTTAAGCGAGTGGCTACCTATTAGATTTCTAGGGAAGTCTAAGTTCTTCTTAATGTAATTGAAGTCATTGTTTTTAAGATCAGACCAGACGAGACGGGACATCAATAACGTGTCATGTATCTCACCTTCATATACAAATCCAAACAACTTCTCTAATGCAGGGAAGTCAAACCCTTGGATGTTGTGACCTGCAAGTAACTCCGCATTCTCAAGATAAGCCATACCATCTGCAATAGATGTATATCCTTCCTGATCTGCACAGCTTAATACTTCTTCAGTATCCATATCTAATAACACAAGGCTATGGCATACTGTTAGGTCTGGTACTAGACCATCTGTTTCGATGTCAAACATAATACGTTTCATGATGCTGTCCCTCTCGACTAGCTAGTTAAATTAAAAATCATCTTCATCACCCCCGAAGTCGGGAGCGTTGTCTGGGTTCTGGGTTTCAATCATACGTCCAGTTTCTTTGTTGTAGTTTAGGTAACAACCTATGCCTGTCTCTCCGCTGTAGCGGTTCTTGAGAACTCTCACGGTAGTAGTGTTTGGGTTGTCACCTTGTTGGTCTCGCTCTACTGAGATAACCATATCGCTTAACTGTGCGATTGCGGCTGAACCACGTAGGGAATTGAGGGTAACTTCTTTACCATTCTCCCAACCTTGTTCACCTGCAGGTCTGCGTAAATGACTGACTAAGATAAGTCCGATGCCTGTCTCTTCTACAAGAGAACGTAGCTTCGTCATTATAACATCGATAGCTTTCCGCTCATCACCATCATCAATACCTGAAACAATAATGCTGAGATGATCGATGATAATCCAGCTAGTGCCACAAGATTTCGCAAGGTATCTGACCTGCTCCATGAGCTTATCCGTAGACATAGAGCCGAAAGAATCGTAGAGGAAAACACGACCATTGCCAACGGTAGTATCGAAAGCAGTTTTAAGAGTATCATTTGATATTCCTTCCTGAGTTAAATGAAGAGGTACATCTATAGCCAGACCCATTAGAGAGATTGCTGTATGCTTACAGTTTTCTTCTAAAGCGATATAACCTAATGTCTCTTCCTGTTTAATTAAGTGGTATGCAATTTCTCTACATACCTGTGACTTCCCAACCCCAGAACCTGCAGTAATAGTTACAAGTTCACCACGTCTTATACCTCTAGTCTTTTCATTGAGACCATCGAACGGGTAGGGTACGGATTGGGTATTGTCTGGTGTAGAAACTAATTCCCACATATCCACACCAGCTATGATGCCATCAGGTCTATAGGGTTTAGCTTCCCACATAGCCTCTAGCATCTGCTTAGTCTTGCCTTTCACTAGCATATCACTAGCGTCTTTCTCAGGTAACGTAGCAATGTGTGCCTTAGATGGTGATAATAACTTAGCCACATCAAGGCTTGCTTTCCTACCGTGTTCATCGTTGTCGAACATGAGAACAACACGGTCAAATGACTCAACAAAATCTAAAGAATTCTGTACAGCTTTGACTGCATTGCCAGCTCCTGACGGTAAACTACATACAGGAAAACGATTACCTTGTGCTTGGGAAAGTGAAAGCGTGTCCAGCTCACCCTCGGTTAGGCAAAGCATAGCACCACCACCTTTAAAAAGATGTTGTCCGTACAACCCTGCATTCTTTGCATCACCTAAGAATTTAAAAGACTTGTCAGCGAAGCGTATCTTCTGAGCTACGACTTCACCGTCCTTCTTATAGTTAGCAACCTGCACAGGCTGGCCTTTGTATTCACTAATAGTATAGCTATACTTCTTACAGGTTTCTTCAGTTAGCTTACGTTTAGCAAGTGAACCTGATTGACCTGTAGGAATAAGACCGAACGTTGGTTTAGATTGTACGAATTCTGTTTGCATCTTGGCATCATCCTTAAAAAATTTTTGGCAAGAAAAGCACCAGCTTCCACCGTCACTATAAACTGCACGGGCATCGCTACTGCCACATTCACACGACGTATGGTAAAGTAATGAACTATCGTTCGAGCTGGTACTCTGCATATTTCGCTCCATTAGGTGCGCGTTTCATTAAGGTTGTGATATCCAAACCACGTTGTCGTAGTCTGTGTATCTCTGCGGCTAATCGCCAGACGCTATAGTTTGACATAGCTTCTAACGGTGAGATTGTGCCGTACTTTTTTAGGTGGTCTTTAATCTGTGTAGTCTTATTCATAGTAGTCTCCTAGTTGTCAGGATTTCGGGGATTGCCTAGTGCATCTAATAGTGTGAACCAGACATCGAGTGCGGCCTCGACAGGCCATAAGAAAAAGATAAACAACCAGCTACGTAAGGCTAAGTCTTGATCTTCTTCTAGCTCCATACTGACTTGCCGTGTTAATAGAACACCGCCAAGAAAGTAGAGTAGCATTGTAATTAGAATTAGAATTGTTGTGAGTGACATTATGTCTCCAGATAAAAAAGACCCCACGCGAAAAGCGTGAGGCCAGTTGGGAGGAAAATATTAAAATGCTATAGTGCAACTTAATTAAATGGTGGATACTATCTCACCTGTATTGTACCAAAGTTCAGCATCAAAATTTGGACAGGTCTTACCCTTATCAAAATCTGTGTGGCCTTTAACTTTAGCATCAGGGAAGTGTTCCCATTTTAGTTCATCGATAGTTTTCTTTAACGATGCATATTGTTCATCAGTATAATTTATCTGCGCTCCAGTTTTGTCAGCGTTCATTCCACCAATCAAACAGATGCCGATTGATTTCCTATTCATTGATCTGACGTGTGCGCCTGTACGTGATAATGGTCTACCATATTCAACAGTGCCATCGCGTCTAATGACCAGATGATAACCACAACCGAGCCATCCTTTAGCTCTATGCCAGCGGTCAATATCTTTGACACCAATGTCCATAGTTCTGGGTGTGTACGCACAGTGTATAATAATATGTGTGACATCTTCTTTATTCATTTAGCCACTCCTCTGGTACTGTACGGTCTGCGTATAAGAAGCCGTGCTTCTCACACCACATGGCGTAGGTTGTCTTGCTGGTTTTAGAAATACGTTGTTTGCTGTTGGAGAATACAAAGCGAAGGTCGATATCTGGATGCTGATTTTTTACCAGTATCATGGATTGTCTATTGGCAACTTTGAACTGCCCCTTGCTTTCTACTATGATTGTCTTCCCAGATTTAGTTTTAATATAAAAGTCTGGTGTGTATCGTGCCATCCTTGAGGGTACTTCATACTTCAGTACGTTCTCTTCATACTGGTAATCGATACCCTTAGAACGTAAGTCAGCGGCAAGGGTTTCTTCTAACCCTGACCGCCAACCATTCTTTATTGCGTTCTGTCTTACAGTAGAATTTCTGACACCACCAAGCTTTCGCTTAGAAGTCTGCGTCATCTGATACTGCTACCGCCTCGCTACTATTATCAAAGTTATCTGCGACGAAGCCATCTTCTTTATCAAACATAGATAAAGCTTCAGCACCGCCAGACCCTTGAGCCAGTTGGATAATCTGTATAGCTGATGGTCTCAGCGATACACCGACACGTCTAGTTGAAGGCATTGCATATGTATATGCGCTTGCCGCTACACGAATAGTAGAACCACCAGTTACTGTGGCATCTGTAGGTGTCTTGTTGCTATCATATAAAGCAACCTTCATCTCCATCTCACCACGGCGTGTAGTAATCTTAGCTTTCTGTTTAAACTTAAACAAATTGAAGCCAGTAAGATTACCTTGGTCGTCTTCTTCTTCTTCATAGACAGGAGCTAGATCATACTTAGCAATCTTAGGATTGTTCTTAGCTTCTTCATCCCTGTAAGCATCGCGTAAACCTTCAAGCTGTTTGATCAGGTCTTGGCTTTTAGATGCCTCTATTTTCAGTGTTGTTTTATACTCACCATCTACATTAAATTTGTAGTCTGGTGCATTTAGTTTAGGCCATACTGCTATGCCTTTAGGTGTGACAAAATTCGTCATACTTATTCCTTTAGTTATGTTGATATTCAGTAGTTGAAATACCATGAGCATGAAGCCTCGCCTGTACATCGACAGGCAAGGGCATCGCATTTCGCTTATAGTATTCAGCCATCATTATGAGTGTCTCAGTATCCATAAGTTCCTTTCGGTTTCGTGAGAATGCTATAGTGCAACCTAATCGTTAATGGTTAGAATTATGCAAAGAAGAACTCTGACTGACGTACTTGTGTAACATCGAAGTCACCCTTTGGTGGTAGGTCAGGTAGTTCTCTATCGATTAACAACTCTCCTTCATCTTTAAATTTCTGTAGTGGGTCGTTCTCTACATAAAGTTCTATGAAGGTTTCTCTTAGACAAGCACCAAGCATCTCAACATCAGCGGCGTGACATCCAAAGCTATCATGTATCATAGCAAAGTGAGTGACACCGTTGAACTTAGATAGGTTGACTGTCATTCTTAGGTGACAGCTATCATTAGCGTGAACCCAATTAGGACTGATGCCATTACCTTGTCGTCTGCTATCCAGCTTATCTTTGATAGCTTCCTGTACTGTCATATAGATTAGCTTGTCACCAAACTTGGTCTTAACTCTGCGCTTCTTCATATCAGGATAGTTCTGCATGATAGGTAAGCCATCGATAGTAGTCCAAGTGATAGGTAAGTTTTCTTTAGCCAACTCCCTAGCACAAGACTGTAACCAATCCATGCCTGTCTTAGCCGCCTTAACTGTATCGTTGATAGCTTCCCAGATATACTTAGCTAGGTAGATTGCCGCATCAAATTCTTTATCAAGTAAAGGAGATACATATGATCTATCAGCTTGTAATCTTTTCAAGTCTGTATCAACTATATATTCCTGTACAAATGACCTTGCTGAGAACAACGTTGAACCATAGACCCGTGTCATTACTGATCTTTTACTCGACGATCTGGTCATACCAAAATCTAACCAAGCCTGTGCTATTTCTTTATTCTCCCCACGCACAGCATCAGCCTTAACTCTGATGATAGCTTTATCAATCACAGTCTGATAGATATCTGCAGGTTTATCTAATGGTAGTAGGTTTACTTGTGTCGCACCTTCACCGTCAGATAAAGCGGCTGAGAAATGTTGAAGGCCAGAACAACTACCATCCTTACAAACTGGTATGTAGTTTACATGATCATAACCAAAAAGATTATATCCTTCCCACTCCTTACAGAATGCTAGGAAACACCAAGGACTGTCAGCTTCTTTAGCCCACCATAAGTCTTCCATAGGGTCATGAGCTACCTGTAATATTCGTTGCTCATTTTCTACTACCCAATCAACTCTCTCTTGCATCGATGCCTTGTCATATCCAAAGCAGTTAGCACCGTGGATTGCTAGTTCACAAGCGGCCTCGTTTGTACCTAATGGTTTACCATCTGCAAACTGTAGCAGTCCTTTAGATAAATCATTACCTTGCGGTGAGAGATGTGAAGAACCTGCAGGGTAAAGCCTACCTCTAAAGTCCATCGTATGTACAAAGAAGATACTCTCAAACTCAGAATATTTTTCTGCCATAAATCTTACCCGTGCTGTTAGGTTTCTTTTAGAACCTATACGGATGTTCTCGTCATAGATTTTAGTGGCTTTTCTTTTCCAATCTTTGAACTTCTTTTTCTCTTCATCGGTCAACGTAGAACTATCACGGTCAAACTGTAGAGGTGAAGGTGGTTTCTGCATATCCTCTTGTGGTGGTAGGTTGCCTACAGGAATACCGTTATCGTGGATTTGCTGGAACACTTTCAATACAAACTTATTGATTGCCCAAGGTGTCTTCTGAATTGTGTTTACTGCATCATAAACATCTTTCAATTCATCACCTAAGTTCTCTAGTTCCTTTAGATAATTTCTATTACCTGTTTTAATTAAGGGAAGGCGAGGGGTGTAGTGTGTTAGGTATCCACCAGAGAAGGGGCTTGTCCAATCCATCGGCGGTACAACCATCGGTTGAAATATAGGTTGCATAAGTGAAGCGGCGTTCTTATTTTTTTCGATAAAATCCACGACTGTTTGTGTAGGTACAACGTTATATAAAGCTTTGTTAGAGCGCTCTTTCTTTTTCATAACCAGTTCGATAAATCCTGTACGCTCTTGGAATATATAAATTAGTTTAGTTCCAAGGTGTGTCTTCTCGTCCTTAGTCCAGCCAACCCACTCCTCACAGTATCTGTTGTATGCCGCTATGATTTCAGTTCTCTTTCGTGAACGTGTAGTTTCTTTATTGTTCTGAATTGATTTCAACAGGTAAGGTTTTTGTTCTTCAAAAGATTGTAACCTTAGTTCATCCTCAAGATACTGAGCCACATTGATAGCCATATCCTGTAAGATTGCTTTCTTAGATATCCTATCCATGATTACTTTAGCAGTAAAGAAAGCTAGGATTTCTGGTTTAAATAGTTTCATCATGGCTACTGCAGATGAACGTCTACCTGCATTACCTTGTTCAGCTTCTTCATAGACATCATGGATGCCTTCAATAACACTCTCGATAGAACGCTTCATTACAGTGTTCCCATAGTAGGTAGATGATTCGTCACCTCGTTCTATTTTATCTTTTAGTTCCTCTTCAAATCTCTTGATTGTTAATGTTCTAGCTTCTTGTTCTAGCTCTTCTTGTACTCGGTACAGATCGTTGGTCATCCTGTAGTATCCTTTAGTATGTTGGAGGGTCTTGCGGTGCTAGAGTGCAACCTAATTACAAGCCCTTGTTTTCATTGATTAAATTGTTGGGGGGTGCAAGGGATGGTGTAATGGTGCAAAATTATTGTTGATGCGTATACGTTTTGTACTCGATAACGCATAGAATAATATGAAAAAGAAACCCATAAAATGTAGGAAATACCTATATTAATATGAGCTTCTAATCGTTTATGGATATACAGGGAATAGTGAAGGTTTCTGTTTATTATCCTACTAACAATGCGTAACCCATTGTATACCTTGTATATTCCTAAACTACTGGTGTAGGTTTGCACCCACTTTGCACCCAGTTTACACCATTTTATTTTAAGCCCTGCGAGGGTTAAATAATGTGATGTTATCTCCTTCTAAATTGATGTCTGTATTTTGTAAACTATCCAATGCTTCGACTGCATCATCAAGCTTACTTGGAATGAAATGAGCGTAACGTTGTGTCATAGAAATATCCGAATGACCCATCCATTCTTGAGTTGATCGGATGTCTACACCAGCTCCTAGTAAACGAGTGCAACAGGTGTGTCTAAAGGTATGTATAACTAAGTCCTTACCAAACCCACAAGCATCTCTCATCTCCCAGAAATTCCTGTAGAAACGCTTCTCAGCTATGTGTCCGAATACTCTCCTATCATTACCATTAACACGTAGCCTGAGACCCATTAGAATAGTTCTGACACGCGCTGACATTTTGATAGATCGTGGGTAGTTTGTTTTAGTTTGCCAGATTGATATACGACCTGTTTTAAAATCGATATCGTTAAAGGTTAACCTGAGACCTTCTGATTTTCTCATGCCTGTATCTAAAAAGAATACAACTAAATCTGCATCATCTTCTCGACCAGTTGTATTATACCAATCGAGAATTTTTAGTTCTTCTTCTGCAGTCACAAATCTAATGCGTCCTTTAGTTAACTTACGGCTCTCCATTCTAACAGGTGTCGTTGATAGGTGGCCTCTCTTGTGAGCAAATAACTGCATTTGATAAACTAATGTTCCTAGATAGTTTGTACAACTAGCTGAGTATTTCTTCTTAGTGGTTAGAAAATCAAAGAAAGAAGAAACGTTAGCTTCGGTTAGCATATCCAATGATGTAGTTTTACCGAAGTAATTCATTATCATTTTGCCATACCAATTAAACTTCTTTGGGTTGCCTGTAGAATTAGGGGAAATCTCAACTCGATATCTAATGTAATTATCCCAAGCTGTTGAGACATTCCAAGTAGAATAATTAACTATATGTCCTGTTAATAATCCACGCTTAAATCTCTCTAAAACTGAGATAGCTTCGACTAAATTTTTACAGGTTGCAGTCTGTCTTGTACCCTCAACCATAACTGAAACGCGGTATTTTCTACCGCGCTGTATGATTCCTTTGGGTATGGCTTGATTATTTTCCATAGATTTTACTCTCCATTCTCATAGCCAACTCAAGTCCTTTAGGTGTTAAAGTAACTATTCGCTGACGTTCATCTTCTGGCGAAGTCTTTAATTCTAATATACCTAAACCTTCTTCTTTTAGGTATGACCTATGAGCCATTGATCTAATTGTTCTGTTTAAACTAGATTGAGTTATATTTAAAATAGCTACTAAGTCTCTTGTTTCAATTATCTCATCGCGGTGGGCGGCAACATATAGAAAAACTCGTGCGTGATTTACTGTACATTTGTAATATAAATCAGCCATTATGTTTAAAGCTTCAACGACATTATTTAATTGTTTCATTTTTCTTTCTCTTCTAAATGCCAATCACACTGGATTGCATTTTAAACTTATCCAATATTTCGGTAGAGCAAAGTTATTCTTTATCCACCAGTTCATTATTCTAATTGAGTTCAGTTTTTGAGGTGGTCCAGTAAACGGATTACACCATGAAGACACTGGTCTGGAGTGTCCGCCGTGGTCGATGCTTTTATTCCTATGTTTCATGTTTTTTCTCTAGTCCTTTTTTCTTATATATCAAGTCGATTATTATTATAATATTCAAGGCACGTAGTTCAATAGATTTACCATACCAAGTATTTTGGGTTATGCAATATCTTTTTGATACTTGTTTGTTACCATTTGTGGTTAGTCCACAGTCAACTTCTAGTCTCATTACGATTTTATATTCCTATTCAATTAACATTTACTGCTCTCAATCCCTAATGGATATGAAATGGTTAGTAGGATGTTTAGGTTTCTATACGTTTACGCATTTATTTTCAACCAAAACTTTTAATCCTAAAATGGTGGCTCTTCTCCTTTATATTCTGGCTTCCACATTGGGATGTGTTTTTGATCTGTCCTTACTACTTTTGTTTGGTCTTCCTGTTTCCCAAACATCTGCAGTAAGAACACTGATAAGACGTGGCTAAACATTAAGAACCTTTTCAAGTTCGTGGCTTATAGCATCAAAGAAACCTTGCTGAAAAAAGGTGTCTGCAGGGTCATAGTGAAAGCTTTCGAATGCTTCAGTAATTCTAAAATCTGGTGTATTGATTTGCTCGTATGCGGCGTGAACCCCGTTCGAATACTCTGCAAAATCTGCTGAACTGTCGATTGTAGTTGTTGATAGTAAAACGTCCATAATAATATTTTCCTTTTCAATTCATGCTTGATTGCATGAGCAAACCCACTGAAATTTCCAATGGGTTAACTGATGCAATCAATCTTCAACGCCATCCAATTCATAGTATCGTTGGATTGCTAAATTCATGATTGTAAAAACAGCCTCACGATTACACGTTTCTAAATGCTTCTTGACCGTGTTAAATTCGTCCCATGAGTTCTGCTTGATCTCTCTGGGCTTGGATGGGTCGGATGGTTGCCTAGTGGGTGCTGGTGGTGTCTCTATGGGTTGGTAAATAGTTTCTTTAACGTTGTATAAGTTTAAGAAATTTAACAACTCTGGTTTTATTGTGGGTACATCGACACAGAAAAACCCACCCAGTTTTTTAGCATCTGCTTGAGTGCCAGCCCAATTACCTTTTCTGTTTGTGTAAAGTCTCATGATTGCACCTCGTCAGAACGTATCATTGAATTCCATTCATTAACGAATTGCACTTCAATAGCACGTATTGTTGCACTACTTATAGTTGGTTTACTATCAACCCATTCATTACAAAATCTGATAACGTATTGAGGCTTGTCTTTACCCGTCCATTCTTTTGTTATCGTGTAATTACGATCTTTTTTAATTGGATATTTCATTTTTATATTCTCCTAATCATGCTTGATTGCATGGGAACGCCTACCGTTTCCGATAGGCCAACCGATGCAATCTCAATTAGTTCTAAACATCATGTAATCAGTTGTTTCTAAGTCGATTTTAACGCCATCATAATGTGAGAAAAAATGTCCATAATCATCATAACTAACAGCGTCCTCAAGCAGTTCGTTAAGTCTTCCACAGGCTAGAACAAGCTGACCTATAACCTCAAAACATTCAGCTTTTTGAGCTTTAAGAATTTGCTCTTTTGTTAGTGGAAGATATTTTGCTAAGAACCACGCATTAAAACAGCCTAGATTATATGGGTCTGTATCAAATTCCATTCTTAAAGCATCATCGATATAACCATCATATATAAACCTATACTCTCTACCATTTAGATCAGCGTTAAAATCATAAGAGCTAGGATATTTAAACCTGCCTTGCGGTATCATTTCAGACACAATGTCTCTTAATTCTTGTGGTGTACCACCATCAGCAGTTTCACGAATTTCTCTAGCTAGTTTGATCATAGTTGAAGTTTTAGAAGCCATTTTAATTTTCCTTTTCAATCGCGCTGAATTGCACGGGCAAACCCACCGTCTCCGATGGGTTAACCGATGCATTCCTAGGCGGCGGCTTCAGTTAAATATGTGCAAGCTTTTTGAGATAAAGCGGCGGCTTTGGTGATTGCTTTGGGGTCTGATTTAAGACACTTAATCCAACTATTAAGATACTTTGCATGGTCGGCGCGTGGCTCGCTATCAACCTTGAGTTTATTTGACAGCATGGCAGAACCTAACTCAGCGACCAGTTCTTCAAATGCATAATCTTTGTCACCAAACTTGCCCATTGATTTAAAGCGATCATGACGCGAGCTATGACCCGTCCAGTGGATTAACTCATGAAGTGCAGTTCCATAAAATCCTGATGCGTTTTTGAACTGGTGACGCTCTGGCAACACTACAATGTCTTGAGCTGGTGAATAGAATGCTTGATTTTGTGGTTTGTATTCAATCTTGGCTGGTAACTTAGCAATAAATTGATCAGCGGTTTTGATGTCATTCCAATCTTGAACACCATCTAATTCGCTGTCAGTTTCTTCAAGCCACGAACCGTCCCAGCCAGTAACTTGATCAGCGTTAAAAACTACATAAGTTTTAGGATATGGTATTGTTTTATCTTCACCAGTTACTTTATCTTTAATTTTTAAAGTTGTGTAGAATAGAACGTGTGTTCCTTTAGAGCCTTTGTTTACTGTAGCACCTAAAGATTTCCATTGTTTAAACGTGGCGAATACTGGTGATTTATAGCCAGACATTGCAGTAATAAAGCCAAGGTTAAGAAAGTTAATACCAGTGTATTCACGTTTCTTAGCACTGATAGGATTACCAACAGCCCTTGCACTATCTCGCCAAGGTCTTGACCAGTCTGTCCCGTGTTGTTCCATTAATGAAACTACTTTGTTTGTGATTTCTTGCATTGTGTCGATTGCTTTTGTCATTTTATTATTTCCTCTGGTTTGTATTAGTTAATGGTTAGATTTAATTAATGTTCGTTTATTAAGATGATTGCGGCGCAAATAATTGCCATAACACCACCAGCAACACCTAAAGCACCAGCGGCAATGCATAATACTGTGGTTGCACCCATCATAATAAGTAGAATGATTGTGAAGATTGTTTTTGTCATATCGTTTAACATTTTAAGATTTCCTTATATTTAATTAACATTAATAGATTAATACGCGATAACGATTAGATTGTAAACAGTTAATTTACACCAATTAATAATTAATTAAAAACAATAGAGACACGACGGTAAAAAAGCCCTCTAAAAGGGCTGTAATATCTTATGGTGTCTTTAGTTATATAATAGTCTTATGGTTGCCTGTTGACCTTGGTTGTGGTTGTGGTTGGATTTCTATTGGTTTCTGTTGGTTGTCTGTAGAATTTCAAAACAGTAGAGAAAGCAAAAACAGGCAAAGCTTTTCAATTCTTGGCGTGGCCTTTTGAAACCTAGTAAAAAAGAGGTGGTAACAATCTGGATAACTGTTGCCATCCCCCACCTATATTGAATGAATTGGTGGTGTGGTGTAAATAATGGTGCAAACCATCGCGCACCCACAATAATTAGAGTGTCAATCGGGCAGGGGGATTTTTGCGTTCGGTGATTTACGTATACCACTTCAGATTTTTCTACCGAAATTATTTAGGATACCCAGAGTAAACCTTATGTCTGATCTCGTATCTATTGATACCCATGTCAGATAGCTCTCTATCAGTACATTCATTTAGTTCTCTTATAGCTTTCATAGCATTCCTATGGAACTTGTTACGGGAATACAGCTTTACCATCATATCTATTATCATATTCTTCATAGTCTTTATACTTTTATGAGAGGATTACCTACGACGACTAACCCGTAGTAACCTATTATCTCTGGTCTTTAGATACCTATAGATATCCTATAGTATCCTATAGGGGTATACAGGGGGGGTTAGCTCTATAGTGCAACTTAATCACCTAGAGCAAACCCGAAGTGCTACCACTTCATACCTGTATCTCCATCACCTATATGTCCTGTAATGACTGCCAGACCCATTGAGGCTGACTGTAGAACCTTATCAACTTCAGCTCGTAATACTTCTTCTCTTCTAGCACCAATGCGTTGTTCTGCATCTTGTGCCATAGCATCCACCCAGTATTGTACAGCCATTGCTAAACTATCTAAGCGGTCATCGTTAGATAACGCTCCACGTTCTGCAGTTAACCGTGTCATCTGATACATAAGCTGGTATCTCAAAGATGACTCAGGTGGGAGATGTTGTGTACTCTCGTAATCCTGTTTGATAAGCTTTTTGTCTACCACTAGCTTATGTTGGTTCATCACAGGTTCAAGAACGTCTATAATACGTTTCTCTTTCTGTGTATTATGTCTAACTTCAGACAATGTAACAGGATGTATCTTAGTTAGGATAGGTGTCATCAACTGATTAAACATACCATCACCAAAGTTACTCTCAACGATTATCTCGTTAACATTCTCTTCTTTAGCAATCATAGCGAGTTTCTGCAGGGCTTCTTCAGAATACCCACCGTCTACTCCACCACATCTGCGGACATATAGGAAACCATTAAGCATCTTAACGACAGCATAACCTGTTTCATCCTTACCTCTACCAGAAGGGTCAATAGACATAACTGAACCGCTGTATTCTTCGAATTGTTCTGAGATATACATAGGCTTGTGATAGTAGTCTCCATTGAAGGCTACATTGGGTAATTCTTGTACGACATACTGCTCACCAGAAGCCCATACAACCTTGTCTGGAGCTTCGCTGGTGGGTATGTCCATGACAACCAAGTCAGAGACCTTGAGGGGGTATCTTTCAGCGTCTGAGAGTCTTGTATCTAGCATGAACTGTAGAGCAAATCCTGACCGTCCGTAGGATGCCTCTCGTTCTGCTAAATCATAGTCAGTGAAACGCTGGGGGTCTGTAGATTTTCCTAGTAGTTCTGCATCGTCTGCAATCTCTTTTTTAATCTTAGGAGCTAGTTTGTTACCTAGAGAAACCAACTGGTCTTCATTAGGATATCTAGCTGGCCATATTCTTACACTATAACCACGATCAGGTAGTTTGTTATATAAGCTTTCTTGGTTCTGTGGTGTACCGAGATATATGATACGTCCATTAGGTTTTAAGATAGCGTCAAATTCTTTCACAGCTTCAGAGAGTTTATCTCTCATGCCCTGTGTGGCTGAGTTGTTTGGTACTTCGATGTCATCGGCAATCAATACGTCTGCGCGTGACCCTGCAAGCTGTCCTGTAACACCTACAGATTTTACTGATGGTGCGTGTGAAGCCGCCGCTAGGCCAACATCGAAGCTAATCTTAGACTGTCTTTGATCTGTCCTTGGTATAAGATGCTGTAATATTGGCATCTCGTTTATTAATCTAAGAGTAAATGTTGTGAAATCATCAGCACGGTTTTTAGATGCTGATACAACTAAGATATTAAGTTGAGGGTTCATATACAACAACCACACAACGTAGGCTGAAGTAATCCATGATTTTCCTACGCCCCTAAAGGCTTCTACAATGATACGCTTATCACCATGTTGTATGTGTTTAGCTATGTCATATTGTACTGGGGTAGGGTCGGGAAGGTTGAGGTGTTGCCAACAGACAAACAAGAATTTCCTAAAGTCACTTAAAGGGTCTTGTTTTATAGGAACACCCAACGAGGTTGTGGATGTAAACATATATTAATTAGGTCGCATTTCTGATAAATCTGCATCTTCGTCATTAAAGTCTGGTAGTGTCTTAACTAGGTCTGCTAGTGGGCTACCGTCCGCTGGAAGTGCATCTATATGGTTATCTTTTAAGAACTGACGGGCAACGTTAAGGTCTGCTGATTTTGCATCAGGGTCTTGTATACGTGCTAGTAAGTTCTCCGCTAAAGTTTTGTGTAGTAGTTCTAAGAGTTGTTTCTCAGTCACTTGGACACTCCTTTATATTTCTCAAAGCTTCTCATGCCACCAAGTCCTAGTAAGGCCATGACAAGGCTCATAAGTTGTTCGCTTTGTAGATTTGGTAATTCTGCAGGTAATTCTGCATATGCGTTTATTAGGCTTGCAAATGGTAAGATTAAAAATTCATAAGCTAGGCCACAGGCCGCTATCCAGCCGATAGCTGGTCGCCAACCAGCGACAAACACTGAGCGATGTTTTGCACCCTCGATATTTGCCGCCGCTTGGAGAATGTGAGGCTGTTGCATCAAAGTCATTAACTTTAACTTGGCGGCCTCACGCTCTTCATCACTTGTAAATAATTCATCTAAACCAGAAGCAAGACCTTCGACGATACCGCCGAGAGGGTCTAGTTTCATTTGGTTATTCCTTAATCTTTAGCCATCTCTGCAATGGCATCTTTAATGAATTGAATGTTAGAATTGATTACAGCCATATCAACGGCTTGTGTTTGTACGTTGTTCTCTACATCACCTATACGCATCATAGAGTTAGACAAGTCCATTCTATTGCGTGAGATGTCTGAAGCATTACGTTCTATATCACCACTCATGCTTGATACTGTCCAGACGATTGCCGCACCTTGAGTAACTAAACCAAATAGTAATGTTGCTGGTACACTTTTTGATAAGTGCCAACCTTCTTGAGGCATTACTCATCTCCTTATTATTATATGTTTATGTAAGACCTAAGCCTACCTTATTTTGTGCGAAAGAGCCTTCCCACCAGCTACTATGAACTGCCTTTAGTTCTTCATGTGGAAAGAATTGTTCTGGAAAATAGTTACTATATGTACCAAGACCCATAGGTTCTACTGAATGTTTTAGCATATACTTAAAACTTTCATTAGCATTTTGCATACATTTCCTACCGCGTTCTTGAGCATAATCCCAGAATGGTGTCTTGAACGCTGAACCAACACTATAGTGAAGCATAATTATAGCTTCATTTGCGTCAATCCAGTAATCATACCTTTGGTTACTTAACTCTATATCAGCGTCACAAAACCAGTGTCTGTTAATTATTGTGTTTATTGAATCTACTGTACTAAAAGACGTGGCTTCTAAAGGCTCTAAAAAGAAAGAAGCATTACCATTGTAAGCTAAATTACCTTCAATGTTTCTATGTCTTCTATAGTTTTTGAAAGAGAAAGCATTAGTAGTATCACTAGGTTCTAAATTATATTCATCAAATATATTCTGAACATCAGCCATTACTTCTTCTAAAGTATTTATATCTTTATTATACATATAACCAATAGAACAACGGTTTGCTAATGGAATACCAAACACCCAACCATATGGTCTTGCAATAGTTAACGTGTGATTAAATCTAGGATATTCCCAAAAACACTGAGTAACATAAACAGAATTAACTGGTATGTAATCAGATTGTTTATGGGACTCATATTCAACAGGCTTACCTGTGCAATCAACGATGTAATCTGCGTCTACATCTTTAGCTACTACGTTCTCTGATTTTATGTTTACATAGTTTTCTAATTTCGAATGTATGTAATCCTGTAGTTTAGGCGCACTAAAGTGTAGAGCCGTGTGTGGACTAGGAAAATCATGAAGGAAGGGCTTTGTGCCTTTCCCCCAATTTTCTTTATAGATACCTGTCTTTATAGTAGCATCTATTTTATTATAATCTCTTGCTCCAAATGCAAAAAACTCATTCAACCGCGAAGGTAATACTAAATTAGAACCCTCTCCGACTGATTGTGGTTTTATGTTAGGGTCGAAGTACCAATCAATTTCACAGTCTGTTTGATTTTTATAGAAAGCGGCTGACATACAGCCAGCCGTTCCCTTGCCAATTACTGCGATTTTTTTCATTCGGACATCTTTTCTATGGGCGGAAGTACAAGAGGCCAGCCTTCATAAGCTGGAGCATCTCTAAGTGCCTGTCGATAGTCGAGTAACTCTTGAGTAGGATTTTGGTCTGGTAATACCATATAATCTGTCCGCGCTAGTTCAGCGTTTCTAAGCTTTCTACAATTCCTATCCATTTCTTCGAGTTCTTCTTGAGTGTGTCCAAGATGATGTTCTCCTTGTTCTTCTTCATAGTCAGGCCATTGAGAAAGGTCTACATCAGCATTGACAACAAGGTTCTTCCGCCTTTCCGTTTTATGCCATATTATTTTATCTGACATTATTATCTCCTTTAACTAAAAAATACTTTCACGCCACCTCTAGCACCGTATAAATTTATTGCCGCACCGCCGCCGCCAAGTTCTTGGGCGTTGTTTGCACCGCGCGATGTACCACCATTCCCAGCGTAGGAAGATGTTTGATATCCAGTGCCACCATAATCGCCATAGCCATTACCACCAGCCCAGATTTTATTACCACCACTTGCACTGTTTGTGTGACTACCACCGCCATCTTGACCAGTACCAAAGGTCATAGAATTTACACTTGTCATGTTTGGAGAAGGAGTATGTGAATTACTCTGCGCGCTGAAAGTGAAGTGAGGGGTGGTTAAATTACTTACATCATATATTGCTGGATGAACCACCACTTGGTTATTGTTACCGTGTGAAGTAGTATATATTGTACCTTTAATATTTATGGTGCTTGCATGTGCTTGTCCACCTTGCCAACCTGGATTTGGTGCGCCACCTGCAGGGACTGTAAGAGCTGAACCGTTCAGATCATCAGCTCTACAGACAATTAACACTGCACTACCGCCATAGCCTCCAAAGCCCCAGCTAGCTTGATAATCTGTTGTGTTAGAACCGCCACCAGAACCTACTAATTGTACCCAACAAACTGTGTAGGGTGGAATATTTGATGGTACATTAATAGTACCTGATGTTGTACGAGTAATATCTGGACTATTCCAGCTAGGTATATAATTAAGTTGTGGTGTGGGTTCGGGGTCTAATGTAATAGCGAAGGGTTTACCAGCACTAATAGCACCCCCACCATCAGTAGCTGTAACAGTAAAATTACTAGTTACTTGACCAGAAGTACCAGACCAAGAAGCATTGTCATGCACAAGATTTGTTCCGCTTACAGACATACCGTTAGGTATATTTCCAGACGTAGCATAAACTAAGTCTGAAGCTGGAGTGTTATCATCTGTGAAAAACTGTGTGAGGTCTAATGAAAATGCTGATGAAGCTGTATTTAAAACACTAGCACTATATGTATTAGAACTTGTAATTGGTGGTAGGTTGATAATAGATTGCCAACCAGTATCCATATAGAGTCTAATGTTATGATCTGTGGTATTATAATACACATCTCCAATGCTCGGACTAGATGGGTCTGAAGATAATGTTGTGAAAGACTCAGCGGAAGCACTACCACCTAAATCAGCTAAAGTTAGTGTTTTTGATGCAAGGCCAGTAACGTGTCCGTATGTGTCTAATGATACATCTTGTATGACTGTAGCACCACTATTGTTAACACTACCCTGACCAGACGTATCATCGTGGCTAATACTAATTGTAGAGTTACCACTTTGGTTAGCTGTAAAAGTACCTGACCCACCTAAAGCACCAGTACCCTGTACTGTAAGCGTTCCATTTCCTACAGATACTGTCCCAGTACCTACAGATGTAACGTGTCCGTATGTGTCAAAGTTAATGTCTTGGATAAACGTATTACCGCTATTATCGCTATTACCAACACTGCTTGTATCAGCGTGACTTAATGTAACATCACCAGTACCACCGCCTGATAATCCAGAACCAGCGGTAATTGTTTGGTCATCTTTAGCGTTAGTCTCAATTCCAGCCAGCTTGTTTTCTTCTGCAGTCGTGTAGGATGCTGTAGTATTTGCAAGTATTGCTGAGAATGCCTGTACGTTAGTACCAATTACTAGACCAAGGTTTGCTCTTGCACCACTTGTTGACGCAACATCAGATAAGTTGTTTGCACCAAACATAGCTCCAGACAATGAAGCATACGCGGCAACCCATTGAGTACCATCATAAACTTTCATGATGTCGTCGGTAGTGTTATAATACAATGCACCAGAAACCAAAGTGTCACCGTCATTATCAACAGTTACATCTGCGCTCTTCTGTCCTAGATATCTGTCGTCAAATGAATCTAATGCTGAAAGCGCGGCATCTTTAGATACCTGTGCTGACGCGGCAGAAGCCGCCGCATTTGTTGCCGATGTAGATGCTTCACCAGCTTTTGTCGTCGCAATGCCAGCTTGAGTTGTAGCTGTTGCAGACGATGTAGCCGCATTAGTTTCGCTAGTTGCCGCATTATTTGCTGAAGTCGATGCTTCGCCAGCTTTTGTATTCGCTGTTGCGGCTGAATTTGCAGAAGCTGTAGCACTTGAAGCACTATTATTCTCTGAAGTTGCCGCATTGGTTGCTGAAGATGCCGCCGCATTCTTTGAGCTTAACGCATTTGTTTCTGAGTTTGAGGCCGCAACTTGTGAAGCACTAGCTTCATTAGCTTTTGTTGATGCTGTAGTAGCTGAGTTTGCACTATTAGTTGCACTTACTGCACTATTATTAGCTGATACAACAGCTTCAGCGGCTTTAGTTGTTGCTACATTTTTACTAGAGTTAGCTGATGAAGCACTGGATGCACTTGCGTTTGCGCTGTTAGACGAAGATGTAGCACTGTTAGCGGCGTTAGTTTCTGAAGTAGACGCATTACTTTCTGAGGCAGATGCGGCATTTTTAGATGCTAAAGCTTCAGCGGCACTTGTAGAACTTTCACCAGCTTTTGTAGTTGAAATAGTTGCTTGTGCTGATGCTGTTGATGCCGATGCTGATGCCTCATTAGCTTTAGTTGTAGCAGTAGCGGCGTTATCATCTGCAGTTAAAACTTCAGCCATATTTGTTGCGACTGAGTTAATATTTGCTGTGTTACCAGCTACTGTGTTTATGTTAGTTTCGATACCTGCGACTGTATCAATGTTATCTATATTAGCGTTGATTGTAGCTATAGCACTATCAGCTCTATCTCTACTTTCTTCAGCTATTAGTCTGTTTTGTTGGTGTGCTAAATCCAGATCAGCCTCAAATAATGTTGAGCCATCTGCAAAATCCACTAATGGATTTAAAGGTGTAGCACGACTAATAATAACTTTATCACCCGATGTAGGTGTTGCGGCTATATTAATTGTTGTTGAGTTTAAAAATGTAAAAGTTGGAGCTGTCCCATTAACGGTAACAACTACGTCTGATTGATTTATATATGTGAACGGTATTTGAAACTGGTTCGTCGCACCGTCAGCGACATAGTTTACAATGGATGCCATCCATATCTCCTATATTGTAATAAGACCTCGCCGAAGCGAGGCCATTGTAGTTGTTAATCGAGGCTTAGATTATCCAGAATTGTCTCTGGTTTTACTGCAGGTTTATTACGCTGACTGTTTCTTAGGAATTTCCTGTAAGCCTTTGTTTGCTCACGTATAACTGGATATTCTTTCATTAACTGTCTTAACGCTTTATCCCTGTAACGCTTAATTTCTCTATTAAGCATAGCTACCCTGTGACTTTCTGAAGCTGATACTAGACCGTAATCTTCACCGTCTTTATTATATCTTTTGCTTTTGATAACTCTTTGTAGTTTTTCATTTAAAGTTCTTGAGCCAGATTTCATTGAACCCATTAATTGATTCCAACGTTCTACCTGATCTGCAGTAAGCTCTACGCCTTTTACTTTTCTGGTTGCACCTTGAAATCTATACCCTAATTTACGCATTTCTTTGTTAATTAAAGCTGTGCCAACATCTTTCTCTTCAAGACCCTTTTTAGTAATATGCACGAAACCTTTAAGTCTATCAGGTGTGTCCAAAGGTTGTCCGTCTATCCAGTTGTATTTGATAGTAAGACCATCACGACCAATACCTGATTGCTTCTTTAACTTATCTAAGTAGCTACGAGTGTCACGTAAATATTCATCATTCATATTACCTGTCTGGTTTGTAAGACTAGACAACGGTAGTAATGATGCCATTCGTTGCTTAAAGAAGTTCTCGATTTCCCAAGGGCTATCTTTAGAATTCATCAAGCTAACTGTATCAGAGATACCTTGTAGGTATGTTTTAGATACAATGTTATTACCTGCCGCCGCTACAAACATAGCCATCAGGTCTGTTGCATCGTTATCTGCCATTTGACCTGCTACAATCATTTCATTGATATCGGCTACGATACCAAAAGATGTTGTCCACGGGTCTAATCGAGCATAGCTAACCCAATAAGGTTTTTCATCTGTACCAAAGTTAATTGAATACGGTTGCCAATCCTTTGACTCACGCCATAATTTAGCTAGTTTTGGGTCAGTCGGACCACCTCCAGATAGCTTATTATTAAGGGCGAGAGCTGATAGAGTACCATAAATAGCAATACCCATAGCCATCTTACCTCTAGCTTGCGCTCTTATAGATGGGTCAGCGTTATTCCATTCATCTTTGTACTGCTTTCTTAATAGATTAAACGCTGGTGTTCTATCTATAGCTTGGTTTAAGATATTCATTGGTGTTTGAATGAACGGTGTTAACTGTCTCATTAACGGGTGTTTATTTACAAACCCTTGAAAGTTTCCAGAGAATGAACCTTTTTCTAGTGGCTGTGTAAATGTAGCCTGTCTAGCTTCTAGTAACGCCGCTGATGAATAACTACTATTCTTGTTAGCAGAACCAATGGCATTCTCAATGAACTTCTCTTTGACTTTAGGGTCGTCTACTACTCTGCGAGTTATAACAGCATCCGACCAAGCTTCTTCAGCATCTATCTTTGTAACAAATGCTTTTTCAAACGTATCTTCAATCCACTCACGACGAGTATTAAATCCAGCTTTTTGAATATCTTTGATATCCATGTAAGCCGCGTCAGTAGCTATCTTAGCTTGTAGGTGTGACCTGTAAGAAAGTTGCTTAAAGAATTCATCTTCAGCTCCTAACATACGAGAAGGTATAGTTAACGCTTTACCTAGTATGTCTAACGTCCCACTCTTAACACCAAGATATTCAGATGATATTGCACGGGGGTTATTACCCTGCATTGCGTTATCGACCTTAACACTTTCATCTAGTATAGGCTTCATGTTGTAGCCAGACCTAGCCGCTAATTGTATGGCATCAGAAAAGTTAGATATATAATATGTATACATCTTCATTGCGGTCTTAGCTTCTTTTAAGTTACCACTCATAACCGCACCTATTGCGCGTTCTGTAGGTCTCAACATAAGGTTAACACTGTTTGAAGTCATATTGAGCATATGTGTAGTCGGACCACTTAAAATTGAGTTAATCCAATACTCATTCAGAACACGTAACCACTTACGTTCTGCCGCTTTAAATATAGTCTTGGTACGCTGTTTACCGTTAGTAACTTTAGCTAATTCTTGAGCTAGTTTTCTTACCTTCTCGCTACCACCAAACATATCAACTCTATTTACAAAGTCATTCCCAAGAGAATTGTCAGTGACAACTCTACCTGCACTTGTTGCTCTAGCCGCTGATGTCTGCAGTGACTTAACGTTTGCTACTACTTCCATAGTTGCTTGCATCATATCTACAAACTTATTTTCATCGACTTCTGTAAGTGTGCCAAGTTCTTTCTTTTGAGTCATTTCTTTTGAAAGTCTACCAACTTCATCACTCATAGATTGTATGGCAAATTTACCTGCAACTATCTTCTCAGATAAATCTCTTGTGATAGTTTCAGTAATATTTAGTTCTTTAATGATGTTGTTAGGGTTCGTGCCAGACGCATCTGCGATATATTTAATTGCACCTCTATGTACATCATCAAGTGTTTGAGGCTTATCTAACTTCATCTTTTTGAATGTTTTAGATTCTCTCAGTACAGTTGTGAATTCTTCAAGAATCTTAGCGGCCTCGATTGGCTGGTTCATATTTCTTGAATTAAAGAATGCACCATCTTCAATAGATACTAATTCAGTATCACCATTTTCAAATGCTCTTGATAAAGCATTTTCAAAATCTTCTTTCTTAATTAAAGGAACTTTAGCTTTCGGTTTGATTACTTTAGGCTCTACTTGTGCCTGTAGTATCTCACTTTTTACTTCATCAGATGTCTTTGTTTCTACGTCTGCTTTAGGTTCAACATTTAATTCGTTTTCAGCTTTAATCTCAGCTTCTGTCTTAGGGACTTCTACTAGATCATCACTAGCTTCATCAGCCTTAAACTTAGTACCATCAGGTGCTTTAGCTGTACCATCGTCATTAACTACAAGCTTCTCAGGTTTACCTTGCTGAGTTTCTATCTCATTTAACTCTGCGTGTGCTTCGTCTAGTTTAGCCGCTGTTTCATCAGATACTTTACCTAGTTTCTTTATCTCTGCTTTAGCTTTACCGCCAAGCATATGGAATTTCACACCTTTAATGATACCTTCTAAAGCTAGTCCTGTGACACCACCTTCAATAGAATTGCGTAGTCTATTCTCCCATTCGGGAGCATCTACATCCATTGCTAGTGCTTCAGTTATTGGGTTTGCTAAAAAGCTATCCTCAATTAGAGATGATATGTTTGCTTCGTATGGGTCAAACACAGTAGCATCAACGATACCACCTTTAAGCATTGCACCCACAAAAGTCTTTGCTCCACCAAGTGCAACAAATCCTGTAACAAACTGTGAGATACCTTCAGTAAAACCACCAATCATGGTTTCACGTTCGTCATCAATAATGTTTAAGTTTTCCATAGCCTTAGTGAGAACGTCTTGGTCTAGCTTATCTTTGTTAGCTACGACCTTTTCCCTATCCCAGTAGGTAGGTATCATACTATCAGCTTTACCGTCACCGTCATTGTCTTCCCAGACTAAACGTCCTGTGCCTGTCTTTTCTTCTAGCCATTCGCCAGCACTATTTAGTGTTTGACCTGTCTCGTTAATAGCACCTTCGATACCATTTAAGATACCTTCACCCATATCGGCAAGAGTGCCAAAGAAGCCAGCACCTTCTGGTTCAGCTTCTACAACATTAGTTTCCTGTACTGCCTCAATAACACCAATAGTCGAATTATATTTATCCTGACCGTATTTGGATATGAAGTCTGTAGAAGACAGCAAGCCGCCTTTAAGACGCTGTTGTGCGTCTTTAAATTCTTCTTCTTCCATTTTATAATCTTTCTATTAATTATTTAGGTCTGTTGGTAATTCCTCTAACGGAGTTAACAGATATTGATATTTAGCAATAATCATGCTGAATTGGTTCGTTGAAAGTAAATCCATTTCAGCAGGGCTTGGAAATCTTCCACCGTTTTCCTCTTTGAATAAGGCAACTCCTAGTCTCATTTGCGCCCTATATTCTGCCGCGACTAAGACTGATCTATGCGCTCTAGCATCATCATAATCTTCCATGTTACCTTTGATGACCATTTCAATTCTTTTCATCATCTCACGTTCAGTAGATTGCCCCACGAAATCTAAACCAAGTTGATCATCTAACTCAGGGTTATATTGAGATTTCCAGATATTTAGTTTGGCGTTAACACCTTCTACAGTAACCTTACCTTCTTCTGAGTATCTTAAAATAATATCAGAAGCTTCTTCAATGGTTTTAGCTTTACTTAAAGCCGCGTCTAAATTTAGTTCACTTTCTGCAGTTTTATTTTGTCCACCAAGTCGTTCAGCTTTCTCCATTGACCTTAAAGTATTGGTATAAGATATTGCTAATGATGTGTTTTTCTCTTCGGACGACATTTTTAAATCAAATATTTGACCTCTTAAAAGCATTTCATTTTCTGGTGTTGGGTCGGTCACATAATCAATAAGGAATTGTGCGGAGCTTGCACGAATTTCTTCATTCTTTTTGTCTAATAGTTTTTCTTCTCTAGCAATCCTAGTGTTCTCTATCTGTATAGATTTATTGATAATCGCGTTTTCTTTTTTCTTATAATATAAAGAATTACCTACAACATCTGTACCAAATTTAGTGTCTTTAAAAACTTCTAATACTTCTAAATCACCAGTTTCTTGTACGTGAATACCAACAGCATCGATAATTGTGTCCAATACTTTAGCGTTATTTGCGCCGTTTGTTGAGTATTTGGCGGCTGTTTCTTCTAGCCATACACCAAACATCCCACGGTTTGTCATATAAGATATTTCATCCATATCATCAGTAAGCATAGTTGAAACAGCTTCGTATACTTCGTTACCAAGTTGTTTGTAGTTTTCTTCTTTCTGCCATTCGATATGTTTATTCTGCCAAGATTGTCGAAATAATTCTTCTGCTTTAGCCGCTGACGTACCAAAGTTAGTTGCCATCTCTGCATTAGAGAATTGTGACATACCATTAGCTTCTACGAAGTCAGCTTGGAAATCACTAATAAACTTATTAACTACATTAGGGTCATCGTTATGATGTAGGTTTTGAGACGCTAATGCGGCTTCTAGTTCACCTGTATATCTCATAGCTAACGTGTTCATCTGTGACTCACGATAGCCTTTTCTGAGATAAGGGCTTGCGCCTTCTGGTATTAGACCTTGTTTAACAGCTTCGCCCATAGCAACTCTGTTTTCTTGATACAGTCTAGTACCTTCTTTATATGCTAAATCGTCTGCGCGTTTCTTATTATTCTCAGCGTTTCGCTTAACCTTCGGGTCTAACTCGTTAAGCATCTGAGTTAACGCTTCAAAGTCTTTATTTTTAACTGGTTGTACATATGTCTCTACAACTCTAGCAGTAGGAGATATGCTTGGTATTTGGTTTTCGAATGGATTTCCCACTACTGGTCGTGCCATTATGCTACTCCTGTTTCATATGAGGTTTGAGCGTTTGACTCTTGAGCGTCTAAGTATCCACCCCCTGCAACTGCCGCGACTTTGAATAAGCTTTCAGCAAAGCTAGGCGGTGGGTTTGCGTTAATTCTACTCTGAGCTTCAGATTGGAAAGCTAGTTTATCCATCTCGTTTTGTTGTTGGATACCTTCTAGCTGTCTTTCAATTCGTGCTGTTAATACACCTTCAGAACGCTCAAAGTCATTTATAAGCTGACTAACGTTGTTTCCTTGAACTCCAGAACCACCAGCGACTGCTATTGCTGTACCTTGTGATTTCATGGCTTTTAGATCAGCATCTTGTTTTGCTTCAGATGCTTTATTTTGTTCTTGCAATACTCGCAAGTTAGCTTGTTTGCTTTTCATGAAGTAAGCATCTTTTGACTCTTGAGCAATTCGTTGTGCTTCTTCTTCTTTCTTCCGTTGTTCCATTATAGTGCCGCCTACTTTTAAAGCGGTCATAGCCATTTGAGGGTCACACATTTTTATTAATCCTTACAAATTCGTAAAAGGGTCTGCTTTCAGCCCCGTAGTTTTCGTGCTTGTTGATGAACGTAAAGCCCATCCAATCAAGCCATTTCATATGGACAGTGTTTCGGGCATCTACACAGTTATATAGTAATGAATAGTCCTGACCTAAGTAGGCCAAAGCTTCTTTACTGTTACGCAAGAAAGTCATCTGGTATTGATAGATGTCATCTGTAGCGCACATCCAGACGACCCCTGCGTTTTCTAAGTAAGACTTTACCACACCACACAGACCCACACGCTCACCATCAGGTGAACGCAGGGTTAGTGTTATATCTCCTACATCGAGACCATTATGAAGAACGCTTAGTGGCTCATTACCTGTAGCCGCCTTGCATTCTTCATAATCTGCTTGTCTTAATCTAGGAGCGATAAAATCTACATCTTCCACCGTTGTCGGTGTTAGTAGTTTATTATCCATTTACTCTTCTACTTCTGAGGTGCATATTGCCTTCCCATTCTGCCGATAAGAATTGGCAGGGTAGGTGGCTATCACTCTCTATTAATACTCGTATTCGTTCAGCTTTAGACATAACTGGAAACCTAAAGTCTCCACTATCTAACGCTGTAGAGCCAAGTAAGTTAGAACCACCACCGATAATACGACCTGTAAAGACGTACTCTTGTGCTTGTGAGTTTTGTTTTTGTATAACGCTGACTTTAAAATCACCACTATCTTGATATCTTAGTAACCAGTGTTTGATCTGAAGTCGTCCACCAGTAATGGCAACACGTCCACCAGATGCTGTAGGTTCTTTAAGCGTAGGCTCAGAGAACTCGTATGTCATTGTGTAACGCTCACCTACGTAGAATTCTGTAGATGTATGGTTTCCTGATACGATAATTGTTGTACCCGATGCACTTACATTATTTATTACAGTACCTTGGTTTGTACCTCTAGTTACTACTACTGGATTTATTAATGAATACGGTGTTGTTATTGTTGTTTGATTGGTTGCACTGTTATATGCCTTGCTAACCTCTTGATTAGAAAGTCTATAGTCTAGCCTTGTCACATAATCTTGGTCTGTATCACTTCGACCTGCATCAAAATGTATTTGCTGTAGTATTGTTTTACCTGATTTATTTAATACAATGTATAATGTACTTTCAATAAATTCAGCGTTTAAAACTTCAGCACCTTCAAATTTGTACTTAGACCATGATGATTGCATCTTCTCACGACCAGCCCAGTGGTATTTATATAAGAATATTGTATCTGTAGCTAAAGAAGACATTATAACTAAGGCATTCTCAGCGGTACTAGCCGCTAACTTATAAACACCATCAGGAACATACTTAGCTACGTGAGATGTAATATCTGTAGCATCTGATCTGTCTGTATCATCAACAACATAATATTCTCTTATTGAAGTGAACCCACCACGCTTGGCAGGGAAGTACACAACATTACCAGCACTTACTGGGCTTGTAGTTGTATTAGCTTCATACTCGGTTGTTTGACTTATTGATGTATTCTTAGGAGTAATAAAGTCTCCGCCCTTCAGAATGAACTGTGTTTGGTCGGAGAATAGCAATAGCTTTCTGTCAAACGGCACAGCGTGTTTCAATGTAGAAACCTTAACGTGGCTTGCCGCTACATCTATAGGGTCGTTATCTAATAAGGTTCTAGCTGTTGTACCAAAGAAATCAAAGTAATCTGAGGTACGTGACATAATAACATTCTCATCTGCCAACACACCAAGTCGGTTCTGAAAGAAAAATACATCTGTAATCTTCTTACCTACGAATGATGGGTTAGGGATTGATGTTAAATCACCTACTGCCCTGTCACCCCAATCAGCCTGTCTAAATGCAAATGAACCATCTGCTTGCCTAATAAGTAAGTGAGGCATTGTAGAAGCGTCTAGCTCAAATTCAATATTTGGCTCTACCCACTCAATCCATACACCTGTACCAATTTTATTCTGTGTTCCGTTATCGCTTTCAAACTTTACATAGTAATCGTCAAAGTCGTTTGTCTGATCACCTTGTATGTGAGCTATGTATCCTTGTGGTGCTGATGATGGTAAGTCATCAAATCGCTGTACTGTACCAACAGTAGGGCTTAATCCAGTATCACCTAAACTATCATAGGTAGCTAAATCAAACGTAGCATCTCCAGTTTTTGATATTACAACTGTAGAGCCATCAGCCTGTGCGGTGAAGTTAGATTGTCCATTTATTGCGGATGCCAAGCGCGAAGCGATGTCATCTGTACGTGTTTGTATTTGGTCGGAGGAAGAAGTTGTAATATCAGCGGCAACGCTTCCATCAAGGTATACAGTGAACCTTTGGTTATAATCACCTTGCTTAACTGCTATAAGACCCTTGAAAGGATATAAAGGAGTTAGCTGTGAACTCATTGCTGTTGTCTGTGTTGAGTTAACAATGAATGTATAATCAGCAACTGTAACAGCTCTAAAATCTGTAGTTGGTGATGAACTATTTAAGTAATTAGTACCATCAGGATAGCTAACGGTTTTCTGGTTGCCAGCTAAATCATATATAGATATTTGATTACTACCATTAATAAACATGAAATAACGTTCTGATACGTCCCTGTTTATTAGGTGTGTGAATGACCCCGTTGTTGCGGAATTACTCATTGTTGCTACGTGTTCTAGCGGTGGTCGCTTTTGTAAACCCTCAACGAGAGAAGGAAACGCATTAACCTGTTGTTCAGCTTGAGATGATAACCTTAGAGCTGGAGATTGTTGCGATATGCCTTGTATCAGGTTGGGGATAGCGGAGCTTATCATTCCCATTAGATCATCCTACGGTTGTTTCCACGATTCATTACACGCGATACTGAATAGTTATCCATCATATTGAAATCCGCTGTATCACCTTCAAATTCTTTAAGATCAGTTAATGCACGTTGCTCATCTATACGTACCATTTTACTGATAGATTCTGAGTTGAGCATTCGATCTGAGAATATACGTGCCGCCCTTGTTGTAATGTAACGTTTGGCGGTGTCGGGTAGAGCTAAGAAATCTTTATAATATACGATTGTTGCTTCAACACTTGCTTGAAATTCTAAAGACCTAGCTGTTAAATCAAACAACTTTCCATCTCTTTCGACTGTATTGAAGTCTGGTGTGTCTATACGTGCAACATCTGCAGGTATAACAATTTGGTTAAATTCGTTACGACTAAGCACGACTTTATCTTCGGTATTAAAGTGCCAGCCTTGAGCTTGAACCTCACGGCTTACCTCAGTCAGCACTTGGTTAGCGATTGTTACATCTGTAACCTGATTACCTGTAAGTGTGTTAACAGGAGCTTCGCCGATTGTTGTCAGCAAAACGTTGACCGCTTCTAGCTCGGTCATAGACGTTGGTTTTGTCATGATGTCCTCATTTAAAAAAAAGGGTTGACCCGATTAAAGGCCAACCCAGAATTAGATTAAGCAGTTTTGATTTCTACTGAACACTCAGGACGCAAGATGCCGTGTCCCATTGCGTACTTCGCCGCCATTAATGTACCTTGGTACATAACTTCGAAGTCACCAGATGTTCTTTCAACAGCTAAGTCCATTAACTTAACAGTACCCAAAGCTTGCTTCTGCATTACAACTGCCGCTGTAGTTGAGAAGTCACCGTGATAAGTGTTGTTCTCACCAGCTACTGCTGATACGTTTGTTGATGGTACATTGTTTGATTTAACAATATCAATACCAGCAACTTTAAGAACTGTACCGTCTGCATAAACACCAGCACCACCGAAGTCACGGTTGATTACGTCTGTTGTTTGTACAAGGTTGTAGTATTGTGCTGGTTTCACGATAGCAACACGTTCGTTCTCTGGAACGTCTTTCTCGTCCATGATTTTAGCCGCTTCAAAGATTGATGCCGCTAATGATGCACCATTAGTCTTTGAATCTGCGTCTGTAATAGCTGAACCGCCATTACCGCCAGTTACTGTTGCAGATGAGCGAGCCGCTAATACTGCTAACTGTAAGCAACGTACATCAAATTGTTTTGCAAGAGCCATACCTAATAGACGTGAGTATTCTGCACGTACATCGTAGTGGTTCTTAGCTTCATCAATGTTTGCGATGAATGTATCTGCAATCAAAACGTCATCGATGTTAACAACGATTTCGTTATGTGCAATTTTCTGTGTACCCAATAATGGTGTACCTACAGTGTGGTATGCGGCATTCGCCTTACCTGTCACTGGGAATGATGCTGATTTACCAGATGCGATTGTACGCGATACGTGTAAATCTTTCATTACGTTTGTTTCGTCAAAAGCAGTTAAAACTTCACCAGCAAATACTTTAAGAAATAAAGCATTCGACTGCGTTGCATTAGCCGCCGCTAGGTTTACCGCACCGAGGCGCGATGGAGTTACGTTTGTCATTGTCTTTTCCTATTTGAAAATAATTTATAGATTTTAAGAATGACTTTCGGTCTCTTACTAGTCAGGGTTGTCATACGCATATGGCCTTGTCGTTCATTATCGATAGTCTCAACCACCCAAATTAGGTGTGTTAGTTATTTCTTAGTACCTTTTCCGTAAGGTTTTTTCTTAGGCATAATAACTCCTTAGTGTTATTGATGGGGATTTCTCCCCACCATAATTAGTTTTAAAATACTGAAGACCGTCCTAGTTTTTCTTCAACGTCTTTAGTGTACGCCGAGTCTTTACCGTATCGAGGGTCTTTCATAGCCGCTACAACTTGTGCTGTGCTACGGAATTCATCTTTAGATGCCGCTGATGCTCTACCTTGTAGTAAGCTAGGTTCAGAACCTTCTGACGCTTCACGTTTAGATGCAAGCCATTCGACTGCCATCTTAGCATTCTCAGTCCCACCATCGACCATGTTGTTATACAACTCTAGTTCTTTAGTATCGAGAGATTGCTTTGCCCAATCAGTTAATTCTGCGTAACCTTCTTTACCACCAGCTACATCCATAACTGCGGCAACATCGGCTGTTGCTCCTGATTGCATACCTTTAATGTATGTCTCCACCATTTCCCGTGGATATCCCATACCTTCTAGTTCTGTGAAGCTATCGTTAGATAACTCACCACCAGCTTCGTATTCATCAGCAAACTTGCTAAAGCTAACAGGTTCACCTTTAGGTGTCTCAATGTCCGCTTCTGGTGTATCATTCGGTGATGACATCTTCTTCTCAAGTTCGCCGTATGATTTAGCCATATCTTCTGGTGAGCTAAACTTTTCGGGCAACCACTCAGGTCGTTCAGAAAGATTATCTTCTGCAACTGGTGCTTCAGAACCTGTCTCTTCTTCTGTTATTGTGATGCTTTCTGCCATTCTTAGAAGTCTTCCCTTTTAATTGGGTGTGGATTTCCTTTGATAATGGAAGGTGTTGCCAGTGGTTTCTTTACAGG